CCCGACTTATCGCACCTTCCCGCGTGCCTGCTTTCCACGCCGCACACAACGCGGCCGATCATTAGCATAATCTGAAGGTATCGAGCATGAGTGAAACGCGCCAGGGTGCCGGCAGCGAAGGCGCCGCCGCGCCCGCCACCAGCATGAGCGAAGCCGAGGTGATGGCCGGGATCGAGGGCCTCCTCGATCCGCCGCGCCGGCAGCGCGCGCAACAGACACCGCGGGAGCCCGTCGAGCCGCCCGCAGCCCCAGAACCTGCTCCCGAAACGGAGCCAGGCCCCGGCCCGGAAGACCCGGCCCCCGGCGATACCGAGGAAGCAGACCTACCCGACGAGCCGGACGGCGAAGCCGACACCGAGCCCGCCGCGGTCGAGCCGCCTCGGAGTTGGTCTAATGCCGACAAGGAAGTATTCGCGCAGCTCCCTCCCGAAGCCCAGGCAGTCATTGCCCGCCGGGAAAGCGAGCGGGATAAAGCCTTTAACGCGAAGACCCAGGAGATCGCGCAACACCGCCAAGCACTCGAAACGACGTTTGGCGAGATCCAGCAAGAGCGCAGCGCGTATGCGAAGAACCTTGAGCAATTGTTGTTTGTCGCCGCGCCCGAGGCTCAGAAGTTTGCCCAGATCGATTGGGCACGTCTGGCACGGGAGCAGCCTGCCGAATACGTCGCCCTGACTGCGGAGCGCGACGCGCTGCGCGGCCGGATCGGCGGCATTCAGCAGGAGCTGCAGCGCGTATCGGCGCAGTCTCAGCAGGCCCAGGCTCAGCAATTCGCTCAGCTCCGGCAGGCCGAGATGGGCCGGCTGGTCGAGAAGCTCCCCGATTTCGGCGACGAAACCAAGGGGCCGAAACTCGCCGGCGACATGAGGGCGTGGCTGCAACAGCGCGGCTTCGCGGACCATGAGATCGGCCAGGTGATTGATCACCGGGTGCTGCTCGTCGTCGCCGAAGCAATGCGGGCCAGCCAGCAGGCGCAAGCCCGCCAGCAGGCCGAAGCCAAGCGCACAAACGCCGCTCCCACCGTGCAACCGCCCGGTGCCGGCAGGCAGCGGTCGGACACCCGGGCGGCGCAAGTGCGGGCGCAGAAAATGGGCCAGTTGCGCAAGAGCGGATCTGAACGGGACGCGATCTCCTACCTGATGGAAATACTCTAACCGGATCGCTGATGGCGACCACCGGCTCCACACCGCCTCATCCCAGCCGACAGGCGGCGGCGCAAAGACTAGTGGAGCCTACAAATGGCAATACTAACAGGAACGGCGACGACCTTCAGTGGAAGTCCAGGAATGCAAGGACTTCGCGAAGACTTGAGCGATATGATTTACTTGCTCTCGCCTTCGGACACGCCATTTACAAGTAATGTAGGGCGAGGAACTGCTGATGCTGTTCTTCATGAGTGGCAAACCGATTCGCTCGCTGCCATAAACCTAAACAACGCGCAATTTCAAGGTGATGACATTGCGACGTTTTCGGCAGCGAGTGTCACTGCCAGATTGGGTAACAGAACGCAGATCAGTCGTAAGGAAGTGATAATCTCAGGAACGCTGGATGCGGTGAATAAAGCCGGCCGGCGCACTGAACTCGCGTACCAGATGACCAAGCGTGCCAAGGAGCTAAAGATCGACATCGAGGGCATCTTGCTGTCGAATCAGGCCAAGGTGGTGGGCGCAGCGGCAACCGCGCCGTTGTGTGCCGGCATCCTGGCGTGGTTGAAAACGAACGTCGCCAATGTGGTCGCGGGCGGGTCCAACCCGGTCGGCGACGGCAGCAACGGACGCACGGACGGCACCACACCGGTTGCCATCACCGAGGTCATGCTGAAAGCGGCGATGAAGAGCGTCTACACGAACAGCTCGGAAGATCTGGACGTCATCATGGCCGGTGCCAGCAACAAGCAGGCAATCTCTGCTTTTACCGGCGGTGCCACGAAAATGGTCGATGTCATGAAACAGGAGACCGTCGCGACAGTCGATGTTTACGTCGGAGACTCAATTATGCAGCTTGCTGCATAGCATATGGGGTCCTTCAGCAAGTAATTGCTGTCGAAGAATTGGGTGAATTGCTGGGAAGCCCTAACGTACAGCCGAGGGTAATCAGCAGCCAAGCCGGTTGACGGGCGGAAGGTTCATCGACTATCCCGCAAGGGAGTACGGCCAAGCGGCCGGAAGCGCCCAACCCCGAGAAATCGGGTGATGATATAGTCAGCTCTATACGGAGACGTATAGCTGCCGGCGAGAGCCGGCGCGGCAGGATTAGCGACCCTGTCGGAACACAAGGTCCATACGGTGCGTATCATTCCGAACCGTTTTCAACGAGTTAGGGATGTTTTCCTGTTGAACTGGTCATATTGGTCAGTCGATTGGCTCAGGCCCATCACTCAAGTACCTTTGGCGAAGACAGGTGATGCGGAAAAGCGTATGCTCATTGGCGAATACACGCTTGCCGCGAAAAATGAAGCATCATCGGCCTTGATTGCCGACCTCACCGCACCTTAAAGTTGTAGTGAGAGTTGCCGAGGTGAGCGGACGGGTACGCCGGCAGCGGCGTGGTCTTCCTCCCTCATTCGGTTATTTTTGCTGACGTTGTCGAAGGGTGTCAGATATTGCAGGTTCCACGGTACGTGGAGCCCGCTGATCCGATACCCTTCGGCGGTCAACCCGCGCAACGGCACGATGTGGTCGACGTGCATGTCTCGCGGGCAGTTTTTGTAGACCTCGTAAATTTCATCGATCATGACCCATGCCGGTGTTTGGCGGAGTTGGCGTGATCGGCGGGTTGCTCCTTGCGCGCGTTTTATGTCTGGATTTTCTTTCGTCCACCGCCTTGATTGCTCGCGATGATAGGCGCGGGATTTTGCGAGATTAGCCTGCCGCCAACGATGAGCCTGTTTAAGACCGTCGGCGCGAACCTTGTGTAGATTTTTGGCGCGATTTCGACGCGCCCATTCTCGGTCATAGGGGCGTCGGGCGACCTTGGTTTTCTGTTTCCACTCGCGCTTGTACGCGCTCACTTTGTCTCGGTTTTTCAAGGCATACTGGAGTTGGTAAGCGAGCTTCTCCTCTCGGTTTCCAAGATAGCGAAGCCGGTCGTATTCGCGCTTCGCGGCGCGGCGCTTCGCGGCCTTGTCTTCGGGAGATACAGTCTGGTCAGCCATCCTAGCGGATTCATCGCTGGTGGTGGTTAGGCGGTGGGGCGGCGCCGTCAACGTCGCCCTGCTGCCGATTACAGGTTATATAAGGTGCGGACTGCGATGTCTCAGCATCGCTCTCCTCCTCTAGACGCCGGCAGGGTCCATTCCTCGCCGGCGTCGCCATTTTAGCAGGCGGCGCTTCGGTGCCGCCTTTTTCTTTGGGCACTGCCATGGCGCACCAATACTACTTCGACCACGATCCGCTGACCGGGGCTGTCGAGACCTTCGAGCACGACGAGCTGACCGGCATATCCACGATCCACCGCCGGGCGGATGTCGGGCCGATCATCGAAACCAACAAGCGGCTGCAGACGGCCGACGGTTTCACCGGCTGGACCGGCCCGGAGAAGGACATGCGCCTCGCGGCGCGCATTCCGATCGAGGTGGTGAATCTATGGCGGCAACTCTACGGCATCGACGCGATGCGGGCCGAGCACGGCCAGGCGGTGCTGCGCCTGCTCAATTCCGGCGAGTGGCGCTACTTGCGCACCAACACCTCTAGCTTGTAGGCAAAAATGCCATTCAACAGCTACGCCGAGCTGCAGACCGCGGTGCTGAACTGGCTCGCCCGTCCCGGCGATCCGCTGGTGGCGCCGAGCGTCCCCGACATGATCACGCTATTTGAGCGCGAGGCCAGGCGCCGGCTCAAGACCGGCGACGCCGAGGTGCGGGCGTACATGACGGTCAGCACGGCCGCGGTGGCATTGCCGCAGGACTGCCGCGAGCTGCGCCTGGTGACGAGCGGCGGTAACGTCCTGGACTATGTGACGCCGATGGAATTGTCTGGCGGCTCGGGGCTACCGCGCCAATACACATTGCACGGTCGCGAATTGCGCCTCGGGCCAGGCCCGAGCGGCAACGTCCAGGTCGAGATCCTCTATCAGATCGGGGTGCCGCCGCTCAGCGACGCGCAGCCGACCAACTGGCTGTTGCAGGAACACCCCGACGCTTACCTCTACGGCACCTTGGCCAACGCCGAGGCATTCATCGGCCATGACGAGCGCATTCAGCTTTGGCTGGCGGCGCGCGAGGCGGCCTTCGCCAGCATCGAGCAGGCCGACCGCAAGGCCCGCTGGGCCGGCCCGCTGACCATCCGTCCCGATATTTACGGGGGCCCGGCGGCCAACGCCTGGACGATCGTTGCTGGCGCCTCGTCGCCGCTGGCGCCGATCGAAATCCTCGTCTCGACGATATTGCCGCCGGGCTCGCGCGGCGATGTCAACATCCGCAACGGCACCAACGCGCCGCTCGATGTCACCTTGCCGCTCGGCCCCGCGCTCGGCCAGTCGCTCAAGTTTAAGGATGCCATCGGCAACGCTGGCACTTGGCCGATCACGATCATTTCGCCGGCGCTGACCCTGACTTCCGGCGGCATAGTCCTAACCGGTCCCGGCGGGGCGGTGCTGACGACGACAGCCCTGATCGACGGGTTCCCGACCTACACGCTCGTCAGCAACTACGCGTCGATCGAATTGTATTGGACCGGAACGGAATGGGGCACGCGCTGATGCGTATCGCCTGGGCCAGCCTGCTGGTGCTGCTGCTGGCCTCGCCCGCGGCGGCGCAGACGGCGACTATCGACTTCGGTGCCATGGTTGGAGCGGCGCCGCCCGCTACCACGCCGTTTGCGACCGGCGATAAACTGCCGATCGTGCAGGGTGGCGTAGTCCATTCGGTCTCGCCGCAGACCCTAAATTTCGGCAACATCGCCCCCAACACCATCCTCGGCAACCCGGACCCGACCGCGAGCAAACCGGCGGTGCCGGTGCCGCTCAGCAATATCACCCAGTCGGTCACCCCGCAGATGTATGGCGCAGTGGGCGACGGCGTTGCCGATGATACCGACGAGATCCAAGCGGCGATCGACGCGGCGGCCGCCTCGCATGTCGAGGTGATCCTACCCTGCGGCACCTACAAGATCTCGGCGCCGCTGACGATCACGGCAAACAATGCCGCATTCGGCGGGGCCAAGGGTGGCTGCTCTTATATAAAGACGGCCGGCGCGACCGCGGACGCGTTGGTGGTGAGCGGCCTCTTCGTCCAGATCCATGACCTGCAGTTTGGCTCGCTGGTGCCGCGTACCGGCGGCAGCTACGTCAAATTGCAGGGCACCGGCGGCCGGCTTTACGACAGCGTCATGAATGCGCCGTTTATCGGAGTGACGATCAGCGGCAGCGACATCTACATCGCGCGCAACTGGATCTTCGACACGGTTGCGGCCACCGGGAAAAGCATCGTCGTCACCGGCGGCGGGGTCGGCAACCGGATCGGCTACATTTACATGCAGGGCATCCAGG